TCGATCTTCCGCAGCAAGTGTTCTCTGGGTACCAGCATATCTGTGCACAACATTTCTACCGCTTGTCGCTGCTCCGCTTCTTTCTTTAGCATCTTCATCACCTGTCCTTAGTATATCAGAAAAGGCCGCATGATGCGACCTTTTTTGACAGCCAGAAACCAGTCATTTCTGACTGGTTTCTGGCATCGTACTCAAATTTTGATACAAAGTGCAAAAGTAAACGGCAACCGGGAAACTGGGTGCAAGTGGGTGCATAATAAAACGGCAGCGACCTCTGCTGGGTGCAAACAAGCATCCGGAATAGAGGCCGCGTTTTATTTTGCACCCAAGGATGCACCCAGACGCAAACATCGTAATTACTGCACCTTTCAACTTTTGCAGTGGTGCTTACCGGGTATCCCCTGTAGAATGGATGTGAGCCGGGGCAAAAGAAAAATCGCTACCGGGTGCGATCCGGTAGCGGCTTGACAGCAGATTACTTGCCATTCAGTCTGATACCATTTTAATTTGTTGCTGTCAACACATCAAATGATATCGAAGAGCATGATTCGAAAAGAAGCTTACTTAACCAGTCCGCTTTCCTTCAACAGCACTTCCAGGTCCGTTCCCTTGAGATGCTTGAGCAGCACCTTCAGCAGGATCTCTTCCTTAAAGGAGGTGGGCAGATCATCCACGGACTTCTTGTCCACCGCATAATAGCACGCACGGAGGAGTTCACGCACATCATACTTGGAGCCCCAAACCTCAGGTACGCCGCGATCCACATTCATCAGCGTATATACAGCTTCCATACCGGTGCGGATCGAGTATTCGGTGGTGAAGATGGTATCGCGGGGCGTCTCGGCGAACTGGCCAATGAAGGCGAAGTTCACGGCGTTATTCGGTACGACCAGCGGGCGGTCAGATTCCTTGCGGGGCTGGAAGAAAGCATTGATATAGGGCATATAGCAGGTGGTGGTGTTGCAGCGTTTGGCAGCCCAATCCTGGATCTTGTCTGTGGGCACACCGATATGATACAGCCACTCCTGGCACACTTCCTCGCCGGTGCAGGCCCGCATGGGCTTGTTCACGAAATTACCGGGCTTGTTGGTATTCAGAGAATACAGCCACACCAGAACCATGTTCTTATCCTGGGAGCGGAACTGGGGCTGACGATTGATCGTCCAAGAGAGATACCAGTTCTCTGTGCTGTCCTTTACCGTCACGATGCCGCCGGTCGTAACCTTACCTGCGCGAGGATCACGCTTGCAGATAGCCATGATCTTCTTGATGATCTCTTCGTCAGAGGTGGCAACGGTAGCACTCATCCAGTTGGTGGCTTCGGGATCAGAGCAGAAGGCGTCAGGGTTGCCATACTCGCCATGCTTGGCCTGGGCAGCAATGTTCTTCCACAGATCCCAGGACTCACCGCCGCCCACACGGATGCCGGACAGATCCGGAGCAGTGTGCTGATCGCCGTAGCAGGAGGTATCAGTGCAGCAGCCGTTGGTGATGAAGACCAGATCGTCCTCCATCAGGTCAATGTGCTGTGCTTCGCCATTACGGACAAAATCCAAACGGCGGGCGATCTTCTTGCCGTTTTCCTCCTCGATCACGACGTTCTTCACATCCATGCCGTATTCAATCTTCACGCCATGGCTTTCCAGGTACTTGACCAGGGGCAGGATCATACTCTCATACTGGTTATACTTGGTGAAGCGCAGTGCGGTGAAATCCGGCAGACCGTCGATGTGATGGCAATAGCGGCAAAGGTAGCGCTTCATCTCCAATGCAGAGGACCAGCGCTGGAAGGCAAACATGGTCTGCCAGTACAGCCAGAAGTTGGTTTTCCAGAAGGAGTCAGGCAGCACCTCAGAGATTTTCTTATCCTCAAGATCCTTTTCAGGCGTGATGAAGAGCTTGGACAGCGCCAGAGCGGATTCCTTGTCCAGTGCGAACAGCTTGTCCGTATGAGCATCCTGTCCGCACTTCTCGGTTGCACGGCACAGAGAGTAGTTGGGATCATGCTTGTTCAGCCAATAGTACTCATCCAGCACCGAGACACCGGGCGTTTCGATGGAGGGCACATCACGGAATAAATCCCACATGCACTCAAAATGGTTGTCCATCTCGCGGCCACCGCGCATATAGAAGCCCTTGGTGACATCTTTGCGGCCATCGCAGCTGCCGCCAGCCAGATCCAGCTTCTCCAGCACATGGATGCGGTCACCCTTCAGCTGACCGTCGCGGACCAGATAGAACGCAGCGGACAGACCGGCCAGACCAGTGCCGATGATATAGGCAGACTTACGGTCAGCACCTTCGGGCTTTTCGGGACGGGCATAGGCTTCGTAGTTACCAGCAGAATAATACATATTTCATAACCTCCTCAAAGTGTTGTGGTTCAAGTGACGATGCGAGTATACGATACTTTTCAGAAGCTTGAAATATGGAAAACAGCTCATTTGTCGTAAGATACGACATGCTCAATAAACTGTAGTAGGATACGACAAATCAACCGATTTGTATAAATACCAGTAGGATTTCGACCCGTCAATCAAGAATCTATATCGTGTTCATACAACACGACCTATGGAGGAAGTACGAACAATGAGTAAGTCCACAACCAAGAAAGCCATTGCATTTGCCTTGAAGGATTTGCTGTCCGAAAAGCCGCTGGACAAGATCACCATCAACGACATAGCCGAGAAAGCTGAGATCAACCGGCAGACCTTCTATTATCATTTTCAGGATATCGTTGATCTGGTAGAATGGATCTGCATAACGGATGGTGATGCGGTGCTGAAGGATAACCGTACCTACGAAACCTGGCAAAAGGGATACCTGTCCATCTTCCGGGCGATGCAGCAGGATAAGGCGTTCATCATGAATATCTATCGCCATGCACCGCGCGAAAGCCTGTACAATTATCTTTACCGCCTGACATATAAGCTGATGCTGGATGTCGCAAACGAGCTTTGTGAGACAGAAAGCCTGAACGTTCGAGAGGAAGATCGCTCTTTCGTGGCAAACTTTTTCAAATTCGGGTTTGTTGGTCTTGTTCTGGAATGGATTGAACACGGAATGCAGGAAGAACCGGAGCAGATCGTCAGCCATGTAGAAAATCTGATTCGAGGCACAATGGAGCTTGCATTGAAGAATGCTGCCTGGAAATAACCAAAGCGCATCCCGGATTCGTCAATTGCAGTTTATTACTTTTACCGTGCGCTTGATTCTGGAAATTTATCGAAGAAACGATAGTAAGATTAGCAATAAAACGGAAACAGGTCTGCCGTTTTATCTTGCACCCAGCCAACAGTCGAAGAACCCAGGAAAACTGAAAAACGCAAAGAAAAACGCCCCTTGCACCCACTCGTGAGAGCAGGGCAAGGGGCGTTTGCACCCAGCAGAGCGCGAAAAGCCATATGGGACAAGGTTTTTCTGGATAAGAAAAACGCTAACCTTTGTATCAAGATTAGCGTCCTTTTGTGGTCAGACCGTCCGAAAAGAAGTGAAATCCCGTAGGCTCCAGTCAGACCGTCCGAAAAGAAGTGAAATCCCGTAGGCTCCAGTAGAGACAGGGGGACCTGAATGTCCTCGCTCTGTACTGTATACAAGATAAAGAAGGTATGGTATAATAAAGAAAAAGCGGTGAGCGCATGAGCTATATCAAAAGCATCGCATCGGAGCAGACGTGGCTTCTGCCCTACAGCATCGACGAGCTGGTGGAAGAAAACAACCCGGTGCGGGTGATCCGAGCGTATGTAGACAGCCTGCTCATGGAAGATCTGGGCTTTGTGCGCGCCGTGCCCGCGGGAACGGGCCGTCCCGGCTATGACCCGCGCGATATGCTGAAGCTCTACATCTACGGCTATCTGAACCGTGTCCGCTCCTCCAGGCGGCTCATGGCGGAATGCCGGAGAAATGTGGAGCTGTTTTATCTGCTGAATATGCTGCGGCCCGATTTCAGGACGATAGCGGATTTCCGCAAGGACAACCGCCAGGCGATCAAGGCGGTCTTCAAGGATTTTGTGAAGGCGTGCGCGGAGTTGAATCTGCTGGGCAAGAAGACATTTGCTGTGGACGGCACGGAGATTCGTGCCAGCAACGGCAAGAAGAAATCCTTTACGCCGCAGATTCTGGAGAAGAAGCTCGACTATCTGCGGGAGCAGGAGAGCAGGATCGAGGAATATCTTCAAAAGATGGATCAGACGGACGAGGAAGAACAGCGGCATGTGCGAATCCTGGAGCTGGATATCCGCAAAAAGGACATGCCGGACAAGCTCAGGCAGATCAGGGAGCGGATCGGAAAATACGAGGGTTACCAAAGGCGTATGGAGGAAAACGGAGAGGACCAGATTCTTGAGACTGATCCGGAGTGCCGGACGCTTCGCACCAAGGAGGGACTGCTGCCCGCCTACAACATCCAGACGGTGGTGGACGAGAAAAATCACATCATTGCCTCTTTTGAGACGACGGTAGCCAACACGGATCAGGGGCAGCTTGACCGGATGGCGGAGCAGACCAAAGAGGAACTTGAAATCGGGACGGCGGAATTCATTGCGGACAAGGGGTATGAAAGCCGGGAAGACATAGAGAAGTGCCTGATGCACGGCACAATTCCCAATGTTGGCTTTAAGTACGACAAGGATGAGCGCCTCCACGATCTGGAATACATTCCTGCGGAAATCGACGAAGCAACCCGGCAATCCACGAAAGCGGAGGATATTCAAAAGTGCCTGCACGCGGGGGTGCTCCCGGCCTGCTATGAAGGAACAACGATATCGGTACAGCTTCAAAAGCGCAGCGTGCTGAGCTGCTTCATCCGGCACGAAGACGGCAGGGTGACCTGCCCAATGGGCAGGGAGCTGTTCAAGCACCGGGTACGGGAGCACGGGACGATCTACGGAAGCCGGGAAGCCTGCCGAACCTGTCCGAACCGGTGCACGGATTCCAAGAACACGAAGACGGTCAGTATCGGACATAACACCAATATCGTTGCCGTCCGGATGTACGGGAGTCCAGACCATCCACTCCAAAAGCTGCCGCCCGGCTTTCAGCCGCATAACAGCCTGGGGAGACCGCAAAAGCCCGCGCGTGTGCGGGTGATCCTCCGGCGCAACCCGGAGGACATGCAGCGGAGAAAGGAGCTTGCCGAGCATCCCTTCGGGACGGTGAAGTGGTATGACGGCGCTCATTTCTTCCTGTGCCGGGGAGAGGAGAAAGTGAGCGCCGAAATCGCCCTCAGTTTCCTTGTCTATAATCTGCGCCGCGCCATCAACCTGTTGGGCGCAGGCGCTCTTGTTGCGCACTTTAACGCAAGAAATCGGAAAAACAGGGGTTGAAAGGCCCCTGTTTTTTGCCTTTTTAGACGGTTTTATGTCAGAAATGAACAATAAAAAAGTCTGAAAACCGTGGTTTTCAGACAAATTGTGGTGGAGCATACCGGATTCGAACCGGTGACCTCTACAATGCGAATGTAGCGCGCTACCAAGGCAATCCTACAATCGCCCAACGCTATATATAGTTCTCGATTCCCGTTGAAAAACTATATATTGTGGTTTTGGGGATGTGAAAAAGCCGGGATTGGTCAAAAGGTTAAGCTATCGTTTCAATAAATGAACCGGTCTGCTCTACGTGAATATCGGAATCTCTGACGTTAATAGTAGACTCAAAGTCATCAATTGAAACGAAGAACCGGATGACGATGTGGTAATTCCGATCCACTGTGATCTTTTGGATGATCCGTGCCAGAATCATCTTTTTTGTGTCAATTGGGGCGGAATCAAACTCTTGTGCCCAGCTGGCGATGCTCTTGTACTGAGATTCAAGATGGTGTAATTTGGCTTCTTCGGTTTCGCTCTCTTGCTTGCATGTCTCAAGCTGCTGTCGTGCTCTCTCCGTAGCAACTTTATTTTCATCAAGCATGTTTCGCAAAAGATCGGCGCTGAAAGAGCTCTCGCCAGTTAAGGATTTCAAAACTTCCTCTCGTAAGGCAATTTGCTGCTGCTTGAGTTTCTCCATCTCAGCATTTGCCGCCCTGAGCTTCGCAGCTTGTTTGACCCGAAACTTTCGCCTGACCTGCGCCCGCCATACACCGTCAACCGACTGATTTATTGAGTTGAAATACTGGTGAACAATTTCCAATACTGCAGACTCAATTTTCTTTGCTGAGTATACCGACTGACCATTGCAGCGTTTGGCTTCTACTGCGCCGTTGTAGCAGCGATAGATTGGACGGTGGTATGCTCCGGTAGGACGTTGTTTGGTACAATAGCTACCCACCAGCTTGTGATCACAGTGAGCGCAGTAAAGGATACCGGAAAGCAAGGTTGCGCCATAAACCGAGGTCTTGGTTTCTGCGTCATCAGGGAGCAAAAGGTTTTCTGCGGCTCGCTGTTGATTGTATTTCCGCGGAATTCGAGATTGAATGGCGTACTTTGCAAATTCAAGCTGTGAATCCTGAATGAGGCGAAGGGACTCTATCGGTTCGGACAGCGTATCATTCATATGCATCCGTCCGGTGTAGAGAATATTACGCAAAAGGCTGCGAATGGTTTGAGCCGTCCAAATCTTATGAAGATGCGGGTATTTAGCGTTCAAGAAATTGGCTAAACGGAGTGTGCCGTATCCTTCATAGCAGACCATATCAAAGATTTCTTTGACAATCGGTCCTTCCACCTCATCAATCTCAAGATCGTATAGGGGACGGTTCTTTTTTCCAACTCGTCCCTTATGGATGAGCTTATAGCCAAATGGACGAGCGCCTCCACGCCAGATGCCATCAGCAGTCATTTGCGTTTGTGCGGCTTTTACTCGAATGGAGGTTTTTTCACTTTCACCTCCAGCCTGCCAAAAGCGAATGTAGTTGATGAGCTTGTCGGCTCGACTGTCCAGACGCTGCTGGCCTTCTCGGGTACTCCAAACTTCAATGCCGTGTTCAATAAACCATTGAACCAGAAAAGGAGTTTCATCCTCTTTTCGCCCTAAACGATCAAACATGAAAACCAGGAGTACATCAAAGCGCTTTTCTTCTGCAAGCGCCTTGATTTCAAGAATGACATCGCGTTTAGCAGCAGAAACCTTGTAGCCTGAGACGCCTTTTTCGAGACGTTCATCATAGTAAATCCAATCAGGCATGCGCTTGATAAACTCTAGGCATTCACGCCGCTGCATAGGAAGATCATCCTTAGGATCAACTTGCCCTTTTGTAGACACTCTGTACAGACACAAAACGCGTTTCATGAAGTCACGCTCCTTTTCTCGAAGGATGCAAGGAGCATTTCTGCGATATCATGCTTGACTTGGGGATTCGGCTGAGGGCTGAATTCCAATGTGACCTTGCATCCGTTGGTGGTTATTACTTCACGGTTGGTCTGCACAGTTGGTTGCGCGCTTATTTCGTTTTCAAGGTTCATAGATTGCCCTCCTTATACTTACCTCTGATTGAAACAAATTGCAAGATAATTCTTTCTGAGCAAAATGGCATAAAAAAGCTCTCTGCCAAATCAATGACAGAGAGCTTCTTTGTTGCCAGCTCAGATGGTTTTTGAATATTCACCCGATACCCATCCAACCTTACTGCCAATTTCTACTGCATGCCATCCATTGGCTGCGGTTGCTACATAAGGATAGGTTGTGCCGGGGGCTACCAGAGAAATTCGGCCATAGGATGTATTATTGCCATAGCGAATATTAACCTTGCCACCATTGGACGTAATAACGACCTTGGTGGGAACGGAGGCATCCGGGGAAGTGGAGGAGGGATTCTCTGCTTCATTGGCGTCATCGTCGCCAATAGCATCCATCAATGCGGCATGCGTCAATTCACCATATATGCCGTCGATTTCGAGCCCCTCAGCAGTTTGGAATGCCTTGACAGCTTCTTCAGTTTCTGAACCAAATTTGCCGTCAGCACCATATCGTGAAAGATCATACCCAAGCTGTAGGAGGGCTTCCTGCAAGGCTTTTACATCGCTGCCAGACACACCATTTTTCAGCAGTCGATTGCCCAAAGCGGTCTCGGTAGTGGTTGTGCCGGGGAATTCGGAGCCCATATCATAGGAAATAAAAGGAAGCTGATACCAGTATTTCCATGTTCTATCGATGATCTTAGTTTTTACACAACCATAATTAAACCCGCGCCATTCAACAGCATAACCGTCCCCAACGTAGTAGCCAACGTGCCCATCCGTGTGCAAAGCCAGACCAACCACATCGGGCAAAGTGTCGATAGTGCCCCATGATGCACCGGAAGATTTTGCATAGCTGAACATAGAGTTGGCACCTTTGTCAGGACAACCATTAGAGCCATATTTGCTTGAGAAGGTATTGTCTGTTCCGATGGCTTCCAATACGCCTTGACCTCCACCCGTCCAAGCGTACCCTTTTGCGCCACCAATACAGTCCGCGCAGACCTTGCGTGCGGCAATATCCTCCTTGTAGCGCGCAGTTCGACTGCTACCGTAGTGAGAGGGATATTGCTTGGATTTGCTAGACCGGAGGCTTTCAGTACATTTATAGAGGCATGTGCCGAACCAATAAGGCTGACCAACCATGCTCAGACAGAAGGCTGCAAAATGTTCATTTGTAAATGGGGTGGTAATTCGCTCTTCCATAGATGCTCCTCCTTACAAAAAAGATAAACAGCTTACTTGTCTTTGCTCTGGTCATCGGTCAATGCATCTTCGGACTCATCAGGGATGTCTTCCAGTTCATGCGATTGATCGTTGGCATCACGGAGTTTAATAAGCGTAGATTTCAGGAATGTGGGAAGCGACACACCAAGTTCTCCAACGTTTTCCAAAACGGAAAGTGCATCGTTGGCGACAAAGAAGAAAGCCGTGCAATTGCGAAAAACCTGAGTATCATTCCCCGTCATTCTGTCAACTTGTGCGGCTAGGATGATGATGACGAAGATACTGGCCTTTTTAAGAAGCCCCATATAACCTTCGCTTGAGCTCACAACCTTCCGCTTAAAGGCGCTTGCAACTCCTGTAATATAGTCAAGTGCCATGACAATGAGCAGGATTTCCAATGCCATGTCCCAACCGCCCAAGAGGGTGGTGACGGCTCCGGTGCCGATAGCAGTAATGGTCGTGGTTATGGTTTCTTTCATGAAAATACCGTCCTTTCTGAATGATGATACGTACATTGTAGATGTGTTTTTGCTGCCAAGAAAGTGAAAATATAGTGCCATATCCATGAAATATTGGTGACAAAGGATTGCTATTTCGATGACACCGCTGTCAATCTTTTATGGCCCACAGAGAAGGCGCGTCGGGCGGTTCCCAGCCTTTTTGTGAGGTGTGTTCCAGAATGCATTCGTAAGGGGTTCCAGCTTCATCAGGATAGAACACTACATCACCCGTTTTATAGATGACGCCATCTTGCCAAGTACGCGTCGTGCCTTCAACGATGATTTCCACCCTGTGCCAGAGGGCCGGGGTTTTGTCCGGTTGCCAGCCGCCCTGCGTGGTGTGCGCCTGAATACAGCGCCAGAGCGCACCCTTGTAGGTGAACACGTCGCCCACCTGCACCGCGATATTCGCGTGCCAGTTGCGCCCCTCCAACGCGGGCTGAACGGAGAGCAGCTCCTCGTCCGAGATGCGCCCGTCCGCCACGGCGGTTCGAAGCAGCAGGCCCAGTACATTCGGGAGCGCCTCGTCCGCCGATACCGAGATGAAGCTCTCCAGCGGCAAAGCCTGCATTAGTAGCTCGTCCGTGAGCACCATCCCTTCCTCAAGCGATACCTCGTCCGGGAAGACAAGCGCCTGCTCCGCCGTCACCTGTGTCATCTGAAAGGCGTCCCCGGAGAGGTTGTAGGTTGTTTCCGATAGCCGTTTTGCCACGACGAAAGAGGAGCGGATGAGCATTCTCACCCGCCCCTCGAAGGGGATTGCGATATACATTTGAAGACCTCCTTACCCGACGGCTGTGCCGCCGCTGTTGTAGACCACTTGCAGATAGGGCTTGTAGGTATTGTCCGTTCCTGCCATGCGCATATAGCAGTTCGACCAGTTGGCGGAGCCAAAGTTGTAGGGCGACTCGTACAGGCACAGGCCGCCGTACGTTCCGTTCGCCAGCCCCTGCACCGCGGCAAGCGGAATGGCGAACGTCGCCTGCTGCGCGCGGCCAATGGTGCCGATGGCCCCGTAGTTTGCCGCGATGGAGGGCGCGCCGCTGGCCGTGGTGTTGGTGATGGCGCACAGGTAGAGCGTCTTGGCCGAACTGGAGCCGCTGCCGGTCTTGCGGTACAGAGTCAGCGTCGCGGATTTAAGCGACATGCCGGAGAGCACGCTGCGCAGATTGCCAAACCACATACAGCCGTAGTTCCAGCTCAGCCCGCTGGAATAGCCATAATCCGAATACACGCCCTGCACCACGTCCACGGTGTCCGAGCGCCAGCCGCCGCGATAGGATTTGGTGAGTGTGGCGTATTGCACCGTCGTGCTGTCAGGAACAACTACCGGGATGGCCGTGCCGTAGTCCACGGTCACATTGGCGTCGAACAGCTGTCCATTGTTACCGGCGACGCGGCTGCCGTTTGGGACTGTTCCGGTGGCGATGATGTATCCCGCGTAGGTGACCATGGCCCAGGTGCAGGAGCCTTTGCAGTTGTGTACGACCGCGTGCGCCAGATAGACTTCCAGCCCCTGAATGGCGTTGTACATGCCCACGGTCTGCAAATGCACGGTGGACGCCCGGCAGTAGATAGCGTCATAGGTCGTTCCGTTGGCGTCCAGCGTACAACCCATAAGCTCCACATACGTGCTGGTCACACATTCCAGCAGATAGGGATTGCGATTGCTGCCGGAGAGAGCGCGACACTCTCTCAGAGACACACTTTGAAAGTAGATGTGTGCTGAACAGCCATAGACCTTAATATAGCTGTTTAAGCGGCAAGTGCTGTAACCGTAGATCATCAGTCTGCCGGGGCCAGTGACCCCCTGAATGAGCACACCGGAAGGATCATAGACGTCCGTACCGCTGCTGGGCAGATAGATATTGACATTCTGGGTCAGGTACTTTCCGTTCACCGCCTTGACCGCCTCGCTCAGAGAGCGGAAGTAGGTGGTGCTGGTTCCGTTATAGGAAGGATTCACAATCAGTGTGGTTGGCCCGGCATACGCCTTGGCCACGGAGTCAGAGATGATCTCATCCGCGTACAGTTCCCGAAAGCCCACATTGCCGTTGGCACTCATCTCCATGAGGACGTTTTCGTTGTTCGTGGGATCGAGCAGTTGAAGCAGAAAGTTCTCCGTGGTGATGGCGACGTTATTTCCCCCAATGGTGATGCCGCTGGTCTTGAGCTCCTGCGCGCCGACGGCTATCCATGCCGAGCCCGTATACCGCTTGAGAATGGGCGGTGAAAGGGATGTGTCCAGCCAGAGCATGTTGGTGTAGAGGGTGGTGGGCGCGGTGTTGCTGCGATAGACCTTCTCGGTGTTGTAGAGCGAAGTGCTGACCTTAAGCGCGATGTTGTTGGCGTTTTGCGTGATGCGGGACTCTGCGTCGGTCATACGCCTCGCCATGCCATAGATGTCCTCGGGCGCGGCGCTCCAGTCCGTCCAGTTACTCAGCACCTCCAGCTTGACGTTGCGGAAGCGAACCGTGCCGGTTGTTCCGTTTGCCGAAGCTGTGCCCAGCGCAAAGTACGCGATTGCGACAGGGTTGTACGAAGTCAGATTCAGCGGCCCATACCGCAAGCGCACCCAGTCCTCATCCGACGCCACAAAGCTGGCGTCTGTTGTACGCAGATACCAGCCCAGGCCAGAGGTCTTCAGCACGCCCGCATCCATGTATTGGTAATACACCCAGAACCCTGAGTAGATGCCGGGCGTCGTGGCTTCCGAGGCATCGACGTTCTGCCTTTGGATGTCCAGAGAAATGCGAATGGCGGATCCGCTGTTGCTATGAGAGAAAAGATCATCCGACACGGGCAATGTCTTTTGAACCAGATAGGTTGCGCTTCCATCTTCATCGCAATAGCGGTTGTCGGTAAAAAGGAAAGGCCCGTCACTTTCCAGGCAGTAATTCCGACCTTCGTATTTCTCAAAGGCGTAGAGCGCGGACGCCGCCACCGTCGCCGTGATGGCCTGCGGGGTGATTTTCTGCTCGGCAGACTGCACGCGTGTGGAAAGGGAATTGACCTCCGTCTGATCCGCCTTGAGCGCGATGGCAGCATCGGTCTGCTCAAAACGGGTGCCCATCTCCCGGCGCGTTTCGTCGATGGCAACGGAAGCCTCATAGGCCACTTGAGACAGTGGCTTGAACGCGCCGTCCACGAAGCGGTAGAGCGGGTGCTCCGGAAACAGTGTGGACTGGTATTCGCCGGTGAGCGTGCCCAGAGCCATGTAGGTCAGCCCGTCTTCCTCCGTAGGAACGGTGCTGGTCAGGTAGTTTTCCACCGGGGTGAACGTCGTTCCCGCCAGGGTACCCACCAGATAGCAGGTTGTACCGACGGTTCCGGAGAAATCGGGATCGGCATTACGCAGGTAGCAGAAGGGATACGTAAGATAGAAACCAGAGCCGTACGCTCCGGCAGATACCGCAGAGGCACAGTAGAGTATCGGCCGGGTTACATCGAAAGGCACCGAGTTTGTCACCTGAAAACAGCCTTCTTCATCCCCGACGGCGAGCCTTCCCGCACTGATTGCGGATTTCGCCTTGAGAGTCGTTCCGATGCGAATACGGTCGTAGGTATCGGTGTTGTAGTTGGCGTCTGCCCACCAGCCTTTGGGAATGGATGTGGAATAGAGTACGACATTTTCCCGGTAGGTCAATCGCACGACATTTCCGGAGGTGTACTGCGTACCCAGCCGTGTACTGCCGCCAAAGTAGCATGGAATCGCACCGGTAGTGCTGCCGTCTGCAAGCGTAAGATCGAGCGTTACGTTGCTTCCGGAGCCGACAGGCAGCCAATAGGTAATTTGCTGTCCATCGTGAAGTTCCGAAAAGCTGACGTTTCCCGTCCACGCCGCGGTGTACGAGGTCTGCGTGCCCACCACAAACTCCGGACCGGAACCGGTCGCGGCGATGGCTGCAAGATCCTCCTTGTACTGATCGCTGCCCGTGACGGTGGACACAATCGCGTCCTCCGTGAGCTTCAGTTCCGCCGCGCTGACCCGTTCATTCAGCGCGTCCAGTTCCTCCTTGTCCGCCTTGCCGGAAACCATGAGCTTGAGGTAGGTGTTGGAGGTGATATCCAAGGCGTTCAGGGCGGAGACGGTGGCCTCGCGGGCAAAGAGCGTGTCCACGTCGAGGTTGGCGGCGATGAGGCTTCGGATGACGGCATTGTTGGCGAAGATGTCCTGCACGTTCAGCGTCCCGGCGGTGATCGTGCCCTCGATGATCTTCTCCCCGCCGTCGATGCTCTGGTCGGCCACGTCGTCGTTGGAGATCTGCTTGAGCGTCGTGACGACCTGTCCGTCCTCATCCACGGACACCGAATAAAAATGGCCGTCTTGGCCTTTGACTACCAGTTCGCCGACGGTCAGGGAGACCATGTTCGCCTCGGTCACGGCCAGGCGCGCGATGTAAAGCTCGCCCGCCGTGCCCTGGGTGATGATGGCGGTATCGGTGGCCAAATCCCTGATGTGGGACCAGTCGATATCGGCGGTCTGCATCTGGGCCTTGACGATCTCCGCCGTGGCTGCCGTAAGCGAGGTGATGGCCGCCCAGTCGATGTTCGCTTCGTCGATGGTTGCGGCTGTGATCTGCGCCTTGCTGATCTGTGCGATGCTGGCGGTGAGCGCCTCGATGTCCGCCCACTGGATGTTGGCGCTGACGATATTGGCCGTGGTCAGCTGCGCCGCGGCGATCATGGCCACGGAAGCGTAGAGGTCGTCGGTGGTGATGCTGCCCGCGGCCAGCTCCTTGATTTGGGCCGTCACCGCGGTGAGCGCGTTGACGCTCAGCGTGTCGATGAGCGCCTCCGCGATGTGGGCGCGGGTGATGCAGGCGTCCTGGATATGCGCGCCGCGGATGGCCGCGTTTTTGATCTGGAGCGATCCGACCGACCCGCTTTGCAGCTGGCCGCTGCCCACGGAGTTGAGCGCCAGCTTCATGCCGGTGATGGAACCGCTGGCCAGCTGCCGCGCGGAGATCATGCTGCCCTCCAGCGTGTCCGCGGCGGTGCCCAGCGTTACGGCGGTGTACTTCTGCGTCAGGCAGTCGTAGGTGTACTGCGTCATGCGCAGGGAAACTTCCACCCCGATGCGCCGGGCGATGACGCGCACGCTGTCGCCAAGAAAGATGTTCTGAAGGAACCCGTACTGCCGGTATTCCTCGGTATCGGCGCAGTTGACGAAATCCACCTTGAGCGTCACTGTGGGCAGGTCGCAACCGTTTGCATATTCCGTTTGGGCAGCCTTGCGCAGTTCGGCGTAGCACTGATCCTTGCTTTTCGGCGTATCGCCGTCCGTCACTTCCCTGGCCTCGCTGACCGCCAGGTGAATCCACTTCGGGTGCGTGTACGCGCCGATGTTCGGGCTGTCGATGTACAATTCCGGCAGGTAGAGGATGTTGCCGTCCGCGTCCTCGCCGGTGGGCATGATGCGGGTGACCACGTCTGTCTCGTCCACGTCATAGGAAATGCCGATGAGGTTCTTGCCCTCCCGAATCTGTACGTCGCTGTCCACGCCCACGCGCCGGACCAGAAACACGTCAAACCAGTCCCGCGTCAGTTCCCCGCCGTACTTCTCCGCCAGCCCGCCTTCGCCCAGCAGGGCCTCCACGGGATTGACGTTCTCAAGGCTCACGTCCTGCGCCGTGGAGGTCAGGTCGGAATAGAAGGTGAAGCCATGCCCGGAGAGGCAGGCGGAGGCAAGGCCCTGCACGACGGAGGCCCCCACCGCGGAGGGTGAGGGCCTGAGGGATTTGACCATGTTGTCCAAAAGGTCATAGAAGATATGGCGGGCGTAGACCGTGACTTTGTCCAGCTCCGGCACGACGCGGTAGATGCGGAAGGGCTGGTCGCGCAGCTGGCGGGCATCCACCACGGCGTTGACCGCCTCGGATACGGACCCCTCCGTCCGTACATAGCGCAAAAACGTCGTTGACATGTACCCGCGCTTTCCATCCGGGAGCACCACCTCATACCACTGTGCGTTGGTCTTGGAAAGCACCTGTACCTCGGTTCCGTTGGCGTACTGCCTGAGCACGGAATACCCTTCGCCGGGTCCTGTGCGCAGGCGCAGCGTACCGCCCCGCACGGAGGCTTCGGGCGTATCCGTGTCCACCTGATACACATCGCGGCGGGTATCCTCGCCCGGTACGGAAATCCGGATGCGCGGCGTCATGGCGGCGGGCACCGGCGCGCGCAGGATATTGCCCTCACTCAGCCGCGTCCATTTCCCGTATTCGTCGATGGGATGGACGAGGGTCAGCTCCCATTCGCCGTTGAGGGTTTCGGTGACCGTGCAGGACTGCGGCTGCACCACGCCCAGACCGTTGCCGGAGAAATCCGTGCAGGCGGCGGGGTATACGCAGATCATAGGAAATCACCTCCATCCTTAAGGGCATTACAAAAAGCGCCAATTGGGCTGAATCTCTATCTTGTTAACAGCTCCCGTCCAACTCACGGCATTCTGTCCCGACAAAAGTACAGGAAAGTCACCGCTCATGGCGCTGTTCATGGAGGTTGTTCCGCTGTATGCCTCCATGAGCGGCGTGTCGAGTGTGACGCTGCCGGAGACGCTTTCCAGCTCCGTGATGGTCATGCCCACCATGAGGGTGATCGTGCCCGTGCCGTAGACGGTGATGACCGGCTCGGCATGGACGCTGCCGGGATTGGTGACAAATGAGCCGCTCTGTGTCAGGGTAATGGGCGCGACATCCTTCAGGTACCAGAAGGGCTTGCAGCGGAAGTTTACCGCAAAGGCCAGGTGCGGATTGCCGCGCAGAATCTTCTCAAAGGGAATCTGGTTGATCACCCTTGCGTGATAAAACCCGCCCGGTCGGTTGACAAAGGCGACGGTGCCGCTGCCGCGCAGCCACGCGGCGATCTCGGGAACCCGCGCGCCGCTTTGAATAAAGCACTGGGCGGTCAGCACCATGTCCTCATACACGTCCTCGCCCTCAAGCGTAGTCAGGCTACCGCATCGGCCCGGCACGTCGGTAAACGTGACGCGCTCCGCGGGCAGCGTCAGGGGCGGTTGCTCGGAAACGTGAATGCCATATTCCGTGCAGCGTTTTCCGTTCCACTCAAACCAGTCATTCATGTCTCTTCTCCATTCAAAAAGCTGCGCCTTTTGAGCGCAGCCTGTTTCATGTATCGAGCTGTTCGGACAATATGTGCAACAGCTCGCTTAATTGATATCTGCCTGACGGCAGTTCCCGTTCCAAAAGAAGGGACATGCTCTGTGCCTCTCTTGCAAGGGTTGCGAGTGAGAGCGACAGTGCATGCTCTTTGCGTGTAATTTCCTCTGTTACAAGAGGGACGTAAGCGCCTAGAAGACGTTCCTCTTCAAGATGCAGCAGGACGCCTTCTCCGCAGTGTTCCCATAGGTATACACAGCGAAGGCAGTCTCGCTCCTGTCCGAGCATCGCTTCCCGGTAAGTTTGGATCGTTTCTTTGATCATGTCAGGGGACGTCAGCGTACGATCTAATGCGCCTGGGTAGTACATCATCTCATCTGCCACTATGAAGCGCTGTGGCTTATGACCTGATAAAAGCGCATGCTTGGATGCTTGGCGGATATCCCACAGACAGCGTTCAAGCGGCAAGAAGATAGCTTCCCCATTGGGAATGAGTAAGGTTCGCTGTCCCACGACCAACATCCTTTCAAAATATCTGTTTTGTCCTATTGATAGGACACAATTCTTCACCATCAGTATAAGCTAAGAAATGTCCAGAATCAAGACATGGTGGTGAAAAAGTGAAGCGAATCAAAGACGATACAGCCTTTTCCAAGTTGAATCTTTGCGGCAGGAATATTCGAGCTGCGCGTATTGCAGCGCATTTGACCCAAAAGCAGCTCTCAGAAAAACTGGAAACGATGGCAATCTACGTCTGCCGTGGCTCGGTATCCAGAATTGAGAGCGGGGAGCGTATTGTGACCGACATTGAGCTGCACGCTATTGCGGAGATCCTCAACGTGAGCATCGAATCTCTCTTTCCCACGAAAGATTGAGGATAAAACACAAAAGCATCGAATTGCGCCTAAGTCAAGAGAAGAAAAAGCGAGAGGAAACCAGACTCACGCTATCATGCCATCCTCATCCCCTTTCCACGCTGCTGCCTGCGCGTGAGCGTGGCAATCTCCACGGCCAGCGCGCGGATGTCCTGTTCGTCGCGCACCACGAGCTGCTGCACCTGAATGGTGGAATTGACGCTGCTGTTGTAGGTACGCCGGTTGTCGTTGCTGGTGGTCTGGATGCTCCCGGCCTGCGCCTCGCCGGTCAGGTAACGCGCAGCGTTTCGGATGATCTTCGCCTGCGCTTTGCTCTCCTTGAGCACGCCCCGGCCCCAGCCGCGCATGGTCATCACGCCCACTTCATCCTCGAACACCTGCGAGGGGGACTTGATCTTCAATTCGCTCTTGGCCGCGTTGACGGCGGCCCGGGCGGCGGAGCGCATGGCGGAAATGACACCGCTGCGGCCCGCGTTGATGCCCGCCGCAAGCCCGCTCATGGCGTTCACGCCCGCGGAGCGCAGAGTCGAGCCGTTCAGGCTGGCGTTCACCGCGCTGCGCACATTCGCGCCGACCGATGCGCCCGTGGCGCTCATACTGTAACCCGTCATGGCCAGTGCCAGCCCGGTCATGGCCGCCGTGCCGCAGGCCGCCAGCGCGTTTTGCGGCAGGGCCAGGCCGATTGCCGCGCACAGCGTGGCCGCGAGCGCCGCCGCGTCTGTGGCAAAGTCGTATCCCGTCATGCCCAGGCCCACGCCTGCGGAGACATTCTGTCCCACGGGCTTTACGCGTTCGGAGGGCGAATGGATGCCAAGCGCCAGATTCAGCGCGGCCTCCAGATTGGAGGCGACCGTCTCCGCGTCGCTGTCCCATCCCGCCGCCGTCATGCCTTCACCCACACCTTCCAGAATGTGCGTGCCGACCTCGGCGGTGTCCAGCCCCTGCAGGAACGTCAGGATGGCTTGCAGGTTATCAAGATCTTCCTGCTTGACCTCCTGCCCCTGCTGGATGGCCGCGACGATCTCCGCCACATAGGTGGACAGCTCCGCGACACGCTCGGCGGGAAAGTCGAGCTTCATGCTGGTGTCCAGCGTGCCCTTGTCCGTGGACGCGCCGAATACGCTGGCCCAGAATTTGTCCCAAGCGCTGTAATCCAGCGTCTCCTGATACGATTGCAGGCGGGAGAGCGCGGCCTCGATCAGATCCAGGCTCGTCTCGGGCAAAAGCCCCGCGGCCTTGCCCAGCGCCGTCACGCCAAACTGATCGACCTCGGCCACCTCCGCGCGAAGACTGGCGATGGCCTCCTGCGCGCCGGTCACGTCCGGGGCGATGAGCACATGCAGCGTTCCGTCCTCGTCGAGCACCGCCACCTTGTCGGCAGTGAGCATCTCGGTGGGCACAGCCTGCACGGGAATCTCCTGCCCGTCCTGCCAGAACTTCGTCTTGGGGTCGAGCAGCGCGTCGGAGGGATTTTGAAAGACCTCGCCCAGCTTCACAATGCCCTGCACCTCCACCGGGTTTTCCTCGATGAATTTCCGGTAGGCGATCAGGTCATAGCCGTAGATGCCCACGCTGACGCTGAGCGTGGGCTTTTGGGCGTTGGTGTCGTCGTATTTGGTAATGTAAGCGGTGAAGTCCTGAAGCAGTGTGCTCTTGTCTACACCTGTCGCTTCAGCGTAAGCCGTTACGATGGCCTCGACCTGGTCGGGGGACAGGGCAGAAATGTCTACGTTCTCCGCTTCGAGGTATTTCGCCACCATAGCGGTGATGTCATCCGGAGTGAGCGATGTGGTCAGCGCGCCGCCCGTGACCTCCTGATAGGCCATCACAAACGCGGTGATCCCGTCCGGGGTCAGGCCGCTGGTGTCCACGCCGCTTTGCTCCAGATAGGCGGAAATGTACGCGGTGATCTCGTCGGGTTTCAGGGTGGAGACATCGGCTCCCGCGGCCAGCTCCTTGTAGGCGCTGACCATGGCGGTGACGTTCTCGGGCGTCAGGCCGGACACGTCCGCGCCGTTCGTCGCCTCTGCGTATGTGCTGACGTAGGCAATCAGGCCCTCCGGGGTCAGCTCCGCCTTGTCCACACCTTCCGGCACTTCCGTGTATTTGGCGATAAACGCCTCCACCTGCGGCTGTATGCGCTTCGTGTTCTCGTCTTCGCGCAGCTCGGCAATGATCGCGTCCGTCGTGATCGCGCCGGGATCCGCGGCGAAGGTGTCCCACCGCTCCTGCGCGCCGGTCATATCGAGGTCCGTGGCGATGGTCAGCACCTCTTCGGGCAGCGCGTCGCCGAACATCTCTTTGAGGCCCGGCAGTTCCACCTCGCGGTTATTTAAAAACGTCTGGATGGCGGCGATCTGCTCCAGCGCCGTGGTGAAGTCGATCTCCGGGAACATGGCCTGAATCTCGCTCTCCGACAGGCCGCTGTCCAAAAGGGACTGGATCTGCGTGAGCATGGCGAGGTATTCGGTCATCGCGCCCTCGTCCATGGCCGCGGCGATGGCGCTGAGGTCTGCCAGCAGGGCGGGCTTTTCGGTTTCGCCCGCGGCGCTGTACTCCCGCAGCTTCCGCGTCAGGGTATCCACGTCAGAGGCCGCCTGCTGAATATCGGCCTGCGCCCAGACCTTCGGCACCACGTCGCTGAGCAGCGCGGCGTATTCCAGCGCGGCGTCGCGTCGGTTCTCGTTGTACTTCGCGTTGAGTGCCTCCATCGCATTCTGCCGCTCGGTGCTGTCCTCGATCAGCTGGATGAGCGCGTACTCCTTGTCGTACTGCGCGTCGATCTCCGCGTTCATGGCGGCCAGCCCCTGTGCGGCGGCGATCAGCGCGTTTTCATACACGGTCACGTCGGCATCCGTCCTGCCGCGCGCCTGCGCCCGGGCCACCTCGGCCTCCAGCTTCTTTCGGATGGTGTCAAAGCCGTCCGCATCCGCCGGGGAGAGCCTGTACTTGACCTCGATGGCCTCCCGCGTGTCGATCAGCTCCTGCAGGCGGATCTGGTCGGCATCGGAGAAATAGCCGTTCCGGCGGCGCCCAAGCAGAGCGGCAAGCTCCGCGTCCAGCGCATCCAGCGTGGACATGTCGTCCGCGAGCTGGTCGGATACGCCCGCATAGCCGCTTTCGTCCGCCGCGGCCTTGAGTGCGGCCAGTTCCTCGCGGGTGGAGGCCGTCAGGCCCTTGAAGGATTCCGTCCATGCGGATACAATCCCGTCGCTTTCCTTTTCGCCGTCCGTCCAGACCTTGATCAGCCCGTCCAGCCATTCCTGCGCGGACTGCGTCTGTCGCACGAAGTCTCTTTCGCTCATGCCGAAAAAGGAAAGCCCTTCGCTTTTGCCGTAGAAGGTTTCGGCGGCGGTGTCCTTCCACTTCTTCGCGGTTTCGTTCATACCCTCCAGCGCCTCGCGCGCCTGCTTCGCTCCGGAGAGGTAGTCCGCCAGCGCGACCGTGCCCGCCACCACCGCCGCGGCGACCGCCAGCCAGACGGCAGGAGACTTGGCGAGTACCGAAAGGAATCCCGACCAGCCTCCGCCCGCCTTGCCCACGGCGGTCGCAAACTTACCGATGCCGGTGGAGAGCGTGCCGACGCCCTTTGTCACCTTACCCAAGGCAAGGAGCACCGGCCCCGCGGCCGCGGCACAGGCGGCCATGCGGATGATCTGCATCCGCTGGGCCTCGTCCATGTCGAGGAAGCCCTCCATGAGGTCGCCCGCGCCGTCGATGAGGCGCTGAATCGTGGGATTGAGGTCGTCGCCGAGCTGCTGGGCGAAGAGAAGCGCGGTGTTTTTGAGGTTGATGAGGCGGCTTTCCGTGGTGGCGTAGCGCTTGCCCGCTTCCACGGTGAGGGCGGTGTTCTCCTGCCAGGCGTTGATGGCCACATCCTGCGTCCGGGCAAACAGCTCATTGGCGTTGACCGCGCGCAAGAGCGTATCGCGCAGGCGGACCTCCGCGATGCCGATGTCACTCAGCGTGGCGATGGCCGAAATGCCTTCTTCGTCCATCCGGGACAGGCCCGTGATAAACGCCTGAAACGCCGCGGCGGGATCGTTTTCAAAGAGGGACTTGAAGCCCTCCGCCGTCAGGCCAGACACGCGGGCGAAGTCCGTGAGCGCCTCGCCGCCGGTGGCCGCGGCCACCTCCATCTTGACCAGCGCCTTGGAAAACGCCGAGCCGCCCATTTCGGCCTCGATGCCGACCGACGACAGCGCCGCGGCAAAGCCCAGAATCTGCGCCTCGGACAGCCCCACCTGATGGCCCGCCGCCGCCAGGCGCAGCGACATGTCCATGATGGAGGATTCCGTGGTGGCAAACTTGTTGCCCAGATCCACCAGCGTCGCGCCCAGATTGCCGAACAGGCTCTGATCCATGTTCGTGATGTTGGCGAACTTGGCAAGCGTTGAGGCGGCCTCGTTTGCCACGATGTCCGTGGAATTGCCCAGGTCGATCATGGTGCGGGCAAAATCCACCAGATAATCGTTGCGGATGCCCAGCTGGCCCGCGGTGGCTATGACCTCGTTGATCTCGCCGGTGGAGGCGGCAATCTGCGTGGACATGGCCTTGGAGGACGCGGCCAGCGCGTCAAATTCCGCCTCGGTGGCGTCCACGGTCTTGCGCACGCTGGTGAAGGTGGACTCAAAGTCCAGCGACGCCTTGATGGCCGTCGCGCCCAGGGCCAGCACGGGCGTGGTCACGGTGGTGGTCAGCGCACGGCCCGCTGTGGTCAGGCCCTTGCCGACCGCGTCGCACTTCTTGCCGAAATCCTCCAGCGACTTGCCCGCCGCCGTCCAGGCGGACTTCGCGGTGGCAAGCAGCTGATTCGTCTTTTCGATCTCCGAGCGCGTGGCTGCCACGGCGGTTTTGGCCCGGTTCAGCGCGGTTTCCGCGTCGATGACCGCGTCGTTTGCCTGACGGATTTTCTCCGGGTCGTTGGCCTGCTGCGCGGCTTTGAGCTGCTCCTTTGCGCCCTGCAAAGCTGCCTCGTACTGCGCAAGGCTTCGGCGCTGCAAATCGAGCTTTTCGGTGAGCAGCGTCTGTTTGGCCGCAAGCCCCGTAACGCTGGTATCCAGCTCTTTGATGCCCACGGTGGCGAGTTTGAAGCGGCTCTCGGCCAGGGCGATCTGCTTGCCGAAGGTGGCGATGGCCGCGCGGCTCTCGTCGATGGAGCGGCCCGCCGCGTCCCAATTCGTCTGCGCCAGACGCAAGGACTGGTTGCAGCGGGTGATCTCCGCCTGCGTGCTCCGAACGGCGGCGCGGGCGTTGTTGAGGTTGACACCCGCCGTGCTCACCGCGTCGGCGGCGCTTTGTGTGCTCTTTTGGAGGGCCGTGTTCTGCCCGGCGAGCTTTTTGACCTCCTGCACGGAGGCGCGGTACTCGGTCTTGAGCGCGTCCAGATTGGCCCGCGCGGCGATGGTGGCGGAGTCGTTGTCGCCCAGCGTCTGCGAAAAGGTGCGCACTTGCTGGGCGGCAGCGGCCACCTGTGCCTTGAGCGCCTCCTGGGCGGCTCTGGCGTCGGTGAGGCGCTGGGCGTAATCGCCCTGCCGGGCAAAGCACTCCTGCAGCTTGTCGTTGGCGGCGGTGAGCGCGCGCTCGTACTGCGTGACGGCCTGCTGCTGAAGCGTGAGCCGCCGCTCAAGCGTGGACAGCTGCGCAGTCAGCCCTTCCGCGCTTTGCTCGAAGCCCTCGACGCCCGCGGCGGCGAGGCGGAACTGGCTTTCCGCTTCGGCGATCTGCTTTTGGACAGAGCGGATGTTGCGGGTAAAGTTGTCCGTTTGAAGCGATAGGGACACCACCAGGTCGCGGAGGGTTTCGCTCATCTTCTCTCACCTGCCAATCGCATAAAAAGAAGCGGCCATAAATTGCCGCTGAATTTCGGGTTGAATTTGACGGTAAATACGGGTATAATCAAATCGGAAAGGAGCTGATTCCATGCCCAGCATCGTCCCCATCTCCGACCTCAAAAACTACAGCGAAGTGCTGCGTTCCTGCGATCAGGGAGCCACCGTTTACCTGACCAAAAACGGACGGGGGAAATATGTCGTACAGAGCCTTGCCGAATATGAAAAGCTGCAGGCGACCGTCAACCTTCTGGCAGAGTTGTCCAAGGGGATTGAATCCTACCACAAAGAGGGCGGCCTGACTGTCGATGAAGCCTTTGACGGACTGGAGGTCTGACATGACCCGTGTGATCGTCTCCAGGGAAGCTAGGAATGACCTCGTCTCCATCCGGGCTTATATCCGCGATGAGCTTTGCAGCCCTGACGCGGCGCGGAGAATCCTTGCCGAACTCAAAAAGAGCATCTCTTCACTGGAACACCACCCC